CGCCCATAGATGCGAACTTGGCCAGGCGGATAACGCCATGACCAGGTACATCAGCCGAACGCGATCTTGTCGCATCCACAGCCTCAAAAAGGTGTGGATACGGAGTTAACAAGTCGCGGACCAGCTGATTCGAAACACGATCGGATGCTTCACTCAAATCGAGCGTAGCAAGCGAACCGTCGATACTCCCGACGCGAGCCAAATCTTGGTTCACTTCTTGGGTACCAACGAAATCGATGAAACTCCCAAATCGGGAGACACCGATAGACTCGACCATTCGTTCGAGAATCCCCTGTTGCACAAATTGTACATATGAGGGTTCCATCGCGATGATACGAGGTGTTTTGAGCGTCTTCGGAACATCAATAACCCTAACGGGTCGTTCATGTTCCGGGCTCAGCCATTCGACTGAGTCAAGCTCGGTCCACTGGGACCAGCTAGAAGCGCCGTGGCTAATCCACGGAAAATACACTTCTAGACGGTCAGTCCATTCGCGAACAGCGTATTTAAGGTTTCCCTTTACGCCGTTGGCTGTGGAACCAGGACCGTGCTTAGGGATGATGTCTCCGTGCCAGACGTTTCCGTCGACACGTGAAAGACAATCAGCCCAGAGGAGGCGAGCCATACGGCTGTAGTCCATGCGATTAGCAGGGCTACGAAGCCGATCACTACGCCTGACCTCTCTGTCGGATTCGACATACTGCGAGTACGCCGCGTTGGTTCGCTCATTAGAGCACTCCAATCTAATCTTAGCACAAGCCAGTGTGAACTGGCGAATTGCGCGGATTGCGGCAATATCCGGAGATGTCAAGAGAAGACCGCTCCGAGCGTCAAACACTTGACTAAGGAAACCTTGCATAAATGCAGGGAGCCCACGCCTTCTACGGAAACCCGTAAAGAGGTGAGAGTCAACTCTCTCCAGAGCAAGAGCTTCTTCGAAGTCCTTGCAAAAAGAGGGAAGGGAAATCGTAACAAACGATATCCCCTCGTGTTCGACGCGAGCCGTGACTGTTTCCCAGTCAC